GTAATAGACTTACCAGACTGTCTACAAGCTAATACAATACTAAAACGACTCTCATCAAAATGTGTGATAAGATCGTCTTGATATCCTCTGAGTTTAAATGGTACTAGACCTTCATCTAGTGAAATGATTTTAATGTAGTTTTCAATAAAGTGTGTAGGACTCTCCATACACTTCTTGTATTCTAGTATTTCTTCTTCTGTCCATTCAGACTGAACGCCTGCTCTTTTGACATTTATGTTACCTAAGTAACCTTCATTCTTGTGCATTATTTCTTAACAACTTCTGTAATTCAGCTGATGAACCGACAAATAAGTTGTTCTGAACTTTATCAGGCATGTTATTATCTTTGTCTAATTCTTTCATCTTAGCTTGTAAATCGATTAATTTTTCTGTTGTTTCTCCGACTGTTTTGATTAACTGACCAGCTACTTCATACACTCTAGGATGTTCTGACTCTTTAGCTATGTCTAAAATACCTTCGATAGCATCTTGACCTCTTTCTACTAGACCATAGAAGATTTCTCTCGAATATTTGTAATCGTTACCTTTGTCTTGATCATTAGATGTTAAACTAGGTAGATTCTTTTCGGCTTGTACGATTTCACCTTGTATGTCAAGGAGATCGTCTAATTTTTGATCGACTTTACTCATAATATGTATTTAGTTATTTCGGATCGCTTTCTTTATCGTCTGAATATGTTACTGTAGGTTGTTCAAACCATTCTGTTACTTCATTATATGTTATATCGTCACCTACTTCGGCATCAGAAGGTATTGGTGTTACTACTTGATTAACTACTCTACCCGCTGTTGATGTATCTACAATTTCATCTGACCCTTTTTCTATGTAAGTTCTAACTTTAGCTGTTCTGATAATCTCTGAATCTGTAACAGGTCCAAAGATGTAATTTTTCATAGTAAATTCTAAAGTATATGTTAATGATTGTCTTGTTTCTAAATCACCTTCGTATGTATCTTCTTGAGAAACACTATCTAAAATAATCGGTACATCTCGTTTATCACCCATACTCGGTACAGTATTAATTGAAACTGTATAATCTGGTGTGAAATATGGTAGTATTTGTTCTATAATCTGTAAACCATCGTCTGTATTTTTAACTAGTATACTAAGTTGAAAACCAAAATTGTATGGTGCTGGTGAATATTGATAATTCATTTTTTGTGGATTAGAAGAATCAGCTGATCTAAACATTGTTTTCTTCGTTAATTTTCTACTACCATCATATTCAATAGAGGTTAATTCGAAACCCATTCTTGGTAATGATATAGCTGTCTTTTTAGATACAGGGTCTAATGAAGATTGTAAACGAGCTATCCATCTTGAACGAGGTCCATATGCTAATGGAACAGGTATAATTTTCCCGTCTGTTCTTTTAATTGTAATGTTATTAAACAATGTTCCAAATACTGAAACAGCTCTTTTAATAGTTGAATGATAAAAATGATTACCTAACATTATGTAGCATCTCCAAATGGATTAGATTCTGAGAAATCAATAATTCCGTCAGCATCTGTTTCTATGTCTAAATTAAACGCTCCAGGATCGTTTGACATTTCTTGAGTTTCACCTAAACTATTAACACTTCTTCTTGACGCTAGACTATCTTCAAGTACAAGATGATCTAATTCTGTAGCATCAATAGATGTACCAGTTTCTAATGAAATACCTGAACCTTGAGTAAATGTTTCAAGTTGAATTCTATCTGTACCTGTTGTACCATCTGTTATATCACCTGGTAGTGATACACCCGCTGTATAAGTTTCAAAGTCAATATAGTATCCTTCTTGACCTGTACCACTTAAAATGATCTTATCGTTGTCTAGTGAATCCTCAGCGAGTATATGACCTTGAGAAGTATCTGTAAGTTGGAATGTCTGATATGTACCTGTTGTGTCATTAGATTCTATCTTACCGATTGAAAGTTTGTTTGTATCTTCTGCCCACGCTGCTACAACACCTGAAACAACTATAGTTTCTGTAATTTGTTGTGATACAGATTCACCTACAACAAAGTCTCTTAGAGTTGGTGCGTCTTCTAATGTCAATGTTGTGATAGCACCTGTCGCGAGATCCATATCTGTATCAAGTTCATCAATACTTGTATTAAAGTCTTCACCAGAATATTCGTAAAGATCACAACTAAGTTTGAATGTATGAAGTTTACCTAACTGATAGAATGTGTTTTCGTGTTCTACAAATTTAATTTCAAATAGACTTTTTGAAAGTGGGAAATATATTAAGTCACCTTCGTTAGGTCTCAATCCTGTAGCTAAATTCGCGTCTAATGAAACGAATCTTTCCCAACTTCTTCGTGATAAGATAAATGAGGCTGAGTCTCTTGTTTCAATACCAAACTTAGAGTATAATTCACCTTCACCTTCAAATCCTTCAACACCTTCAAGATACATTTCTATCTCATAGGCATCTTCAAAACTTGATTCAGCTGCGTCACCTAGAATAGTGTCTTCGTTTACTATTTTTCTAGGTAAATAATATAAATTGTGTCCGTAGAATCTTAAAGACTCAACGATTAAATCTTCTACAAGATTCTGTTCAGTCTGTACCGCATGATTGAAAAATACATTTGTTGCCATGTTGTGGCTATCCTATCATATCCATTACAGGTAGTTCATACCCTAATCTCAATTCTTCTTCTAATTGTGTTATTTCTTCTTTGGCATCATCTACTAATTGTCTTCCATTTAGAGTTATACCACCAGGTAAAGCGATACCATCAAATTTAATTAAGTTTTGACCCCATTGTAATTTTAGTTTAGCTGTTGTATACTTCTTTAACCATACATCATTATAGATATCTGTATATGTCGTTGGGTCCATCTTTCTGATAGCTTCAATAACAATATATTCACTAGCAGCTATGTTAGCTGTCCAATCCATATCAATATAAAGTCTGTTTCCATGTTTACTATGTCTCATAAACGCTGATCCGACTAACATATCATCTAACATACCTAAATGTTGTTGTACCATTTCGTAATGAAGTATAGAAGTAGAGTTTAAATCATATAAATCGTTTAATCTTAATTGATATCTTAAATCAAACATATTATTAGTACTTGAACTAATATCTAGTACACGAACAACCGAGATAACAGATTCAGGCAATTCGATATAGTTATTACCCTCTAACCAAGTAGTACCACCATTGTCTGATCCACCACTCGTTGAAGAAGTTACATTTGAATTTGTTTTCTGATTATCGATTTCAGATTGTGTAATTTGATGTTTTAGATATGTTCTTATTGTACCGTCATAATGGTACTCTTGAAAAAACTGTAAAGCATCGTCTAAGATATCATCAGCTTGATCATCATCAACATTGATTTCTACTACGGGAGCTCCTAATTGTCTTTTACAATAATCTAAGAGTTGTTGCTTTGTTGCTGGTATTGCCATATATAAATTCCTCGTTAGTACTATTTATATCAAATAGAATGTTTAGAGTCTATATTCTTTTACGGCAGCTTCTTGAATTCGGTCTAATTTATCGTTTAGTTTCTCTAATTGTAAGAGAATTCGGTTCATATCTTCTGTTAGTTCGCGTTTTGATACATAATCTCTAGCTATTTCTTCTCTTGTCTTATTGAGAAGTATATCTTGTCTTCTCATTTCATCATGTGTACTTCTAACCCACCAAGCGAGAGGTGCTAATACTAATGTTAGTATAACATTCCAAATCATGTGAGACATTTCTATTTCCATTTTTACTATTTATCTTATTTTACTACATTTTTTTAAAAAACGCAGGTAAACCTATCATAGGTCTACTATCGTATTTATTGTTTTCTGCGTCTTTACCACTAGCATCGTTGTAGTGTAAAAATACCTGTGCACAATCTTCACCTTCAAAAGATTCTCTCCAATGTTCTAAATCGCATCCACGATACATTAACATATCACCCGGTTTTAAATTAACTTCTATTCCTTTCTTACCTTCTTCACCTGATGGTTCTAGGAATATAGGCCAAGTATCACCACCTAAATTTAAAGTAGTAGATATTTCACAAGAGTATCTATCTTTGTGTCTTTTTAACTCATCACCTTTTTTATAGATTCTAGCGTATGAATATGTTTCAGTCAGTTTAACTTCTGACTGTTCTTCCATTACAGGTTTTACTTTTTGTAATAAAGTTTCCATAACTATGTCTGAGTAATGTGAATAGGTTTCAGGTATTTGTTTGTCGTTCCAAACTCCAAAGTATTCAGTAAATTGTGATATGTATCTTTCATCAAATAAATGTCTAGCTACCGCTCTTTTATTTAAAAAATACTGATAACAAAAATCAGCCAACTCTGTTGATATAGCGTTTTTAATTATTTGGTATTTATTTTTCTTAAAACTCATTTGAATGGATATCCTAAATTCCAACACACTAAAGAGTGTCGTATCCCTTTGGTTACTGGTTTGACTCTATGCCAAACAAAAGATGGAAAGATTATTACGCTACCTTTCTTTCTAATTTCTTCACATATTCTTGGTTGTGAGCCTTTGTCTGTATTTCTAAAATCAAACTCTAAATCACCACCCTCATATTCATCCGGATCTGTTAAAGATACAGTCATGCTAAGTTTTCTTAACTTACCATTTGTATTTTCATTATCTGGGTGATCATAAGGTTCTTCGTATGAATCACAATGCCAATCATAAAACTGACCTTTTTTGTATTCTGTAAACTGACAAGCTTCACTATAATCCCAATCAAAATTCCAACCAGCGTTTTGATTTGCTTGATGTATGTAAGGTTGTATTTCATTGTATATCCATCTATCAGACATCCACACTACATCTGACTTTCGTTTTTTTTGAATGTTTTTAAGTTCTAAGTTAGTAAGATTATCTTTTTCAGAATCACCTGTAAGAGCCATTTGTTTGTCTTGTTCTTGACCATAACGAACTATGTCATCACATATTCTTTCAGGTATAACTGATTGAAAGTACCAATAATA